GACGATGTTCTGGGGATAGGGACGATGTTTTCGCGAATCGAGGGGAGATGGGCTGCGATGGTGGGGAAGATGGGTGCCGCGCGGATTGAATTGGAATTCGATTTAGGGACGATGTTTTCGGCTTCAGGGACGATGTTAGGGACGATGTTTTCTGGACCATCGTCCCTACGCAAAGCACTGCCGCGCCTAGTTCTTAGAGCAACTGCAGACGATAGGGACGATGTTTTCTTTTTTTTATAAGTAAAAAGATATATAGAGAAAGGGGGAGTTCCCGGCGAAAAAACTTTTACAAGTGGGGAAACATCGTCTTCATCGTCTTCATCGTCCCTGAGCTTGCTTAAGAATTTGCGCGGCAATTGATAGGTCTTTCGCAATGTTCTCAGCTAAGTGTGAAGGTTAAAGCCAAAAACTTTCCTGATGTTGATGCTGAATCGTTTATCCTCCCGCGCGGTTTCTGTTTTATTCTGAAGCGCTGTGCGCTGGAGGTTTTATGTCGAAGCAATCTAATGAAGTCACGGCAGCGGCCAACGCCCATCGAGACCCAAGCTTGAAGAGTTTGAAGAAGGCTGACCAGCATCGCCCCAACCGCGATGAGTTCTTGGAAGATAAAGCGCACGCTGACTATCTAGGAATTGACGACAAGGTAAGCGCGGGCACCAAGCAGTCTTTGCGGCGATTCAAGAACAGTCCGCTTACGTTGATGATGGAGATTGTGAATGACAGCGAGCAACCATTCGAGAGGCGCATCACCGCCGCTGATCGCGCGTTCCCTTACTTACACAGGAAGCTCGAAGACAAGCACGGGCTTCCTTCTACGTCTACGGCCAACGGAGGCGGCGCGGTAGGCGGTTCCGGCCCAACGGTCAACCTAACGGTCAACCGCCCGAACGTAACGGTCAACGAGAGAGAAGGGACTTCAGCTCAAGCCGTCAAGCCCAAGCAAACAACCTCTTCTAAGCACGCGCAAACTGAAGCGGCAAAAGACAAGCCCACCATCTTCAAGAAGCGCATCAAGTGAATCTCGATTCTCTCGATGACATCAGCGAAGAGATCGCCAGCAGTGATGATCCGTTCGCTCTCCACATCTTGCTGCACGAGAAGCAAACGATTGCCTATGAGACGATGGCCACAGAGGTCTTGTATGGTGGCGCGGCAGGAGGCGGGAAGTCTCACCTGATGCGTTGTGCGTCAATCCTTTGGTCTACCTTCGTGCCAGGCCTTCAGACGTATCTGTTTAGGCGCAAGTTTCCTGACCTGTATAAGAACCACATGGAAGGCCCAAGCGGCTATCCGAACTTGCTGGCGCGATGGGTTGCTGCTGGCTATTGCAAGATCAACTACAGTAACAATCAGATCGTCTTCCCGTTCAATGGTAGCAAGATTCATCTGTGCCATGCCAAGGATGAGAAGAACGTCTATGACTACCAAGGCGCTGAGATACACGTGCTGATGATGGATGAGCTTACTCACTTCAGCGACTTCATGTACCGCTACCTTCGCGGGCGAGTCCGCATTGGTGGCTTGCCTTTACCGCCCCATCTGAAGGGGAAGTTCCCGCGCATCTTGGCTGGTAGCAATCCTGGAGGCATCGGCCACAACTTCGTCAAGAAGGCTTTCATCAGCATTGCTGAGCCTCTGTCTATCAATCAGCAGCCATCTTCTGAAGGCGGTTTCCTTCGCCAGTATATCCCTGCGAAGTTGGACGACAATCCGACGATGGCTGAGAATGATCCCGACTACATCGACCGCCTCGAAGGGCTGGGTAATCCTGCGCTTGTGAAGGCGATGCGTGACGGAGATTGGAACATCGTCTCTGGTGGCGCGCTTGATGATGTTTGGAGCGACCGCATACGCATGCCACGCTTCCCTATCCCTCTCAACTGGCGCGTGGATCGTTCGCTTGACTGGGGTTCTGCTAAGCCTTTCAGCGTCTTGTGGTATGCGGAGGCGGATGGTACTGAGGTTGTACTTCCTAGTGGCAGAAGGTGGTCGCCGCCGCGCGGGACGATCTTTGTCATCAATGAGTGGTATGGCGCGAAAGGCGTCAACGAGGGATTGAAGATGCCAGCGAAGCAAGTCGCGCGCGGCATCATCGACCTGGAGCACTCTATGACGAATGGTAAGTGGGTCGTCAAGAAACCGAACCCAGGCCCAGCTGATAACTCCATCGCTGATACGCAAAATCCCAAGACACCCACCATCGCGGATGACTTTGGAGCCAAGGGTGTACGCTGGGAGCGTTCAGACAAGTCCCCCAACTCGCGTAAGATCGGCCTTGAGCTTATGCGAGGTAGATTGGCGGAAGCTGGAAAGGATCAACCAGAGGAGCCGGCACTTTACATTTTCGATCACTGCCGGAACTTGCTGGAGCATTTGCCTGTTCTTCAGCGCGACTCTAACAAGCCTGAAGACGTAGACAGCAGTCAAGAGGATCATGACTATGACTCGCTGCGCTACAGAATCTTGAAGGGCAGCGGTGCTGCTGAACTCTTAATCATCAAACTGCCCAGCTGAGGAATAAATGGCCGCCAATAAATTCTTCCCCCACATCCCCGCCACCGCGCCCTTCAAGGGCTCAACAGGCGCACCCTCCCCAAACGTCAACTTCACTCGCCCTGAGCTTGTACTGAACTTTGAAAAGTATGAGATCATTCGAGACTGTCTGGCAGGTCAGGAGGCTATCAAGAAGCGTGGCACAAAGTACCTTCCACAGCCAAACGCTTCAGACAAGACGGAAGAGAACATTGCACGCTATCAGGGCTATGTGGCGCGCGCGCTCTTCTACAACGTCGTGTCGAACACTACTGCTGGTCTGATCGGGCAGGTGTTCGCGGCAGACCCTGTGAGCGAGTTCCCTGTTGAGCTTGATCCGCTTTGGTACGATGTAACTGGAAGCAACGTCTCACTCATACAGCAAGCAAAGCGAACGCTCAGCCACATTCTCGCCTATGGCCGCGCAGGATTGCTGACTGACTTCCCGCGCGCTAAGGAAGACGGCAGCGCGTTCACGCGGGAGGAAGTACAGGAGGGATTCGCACGCCCCACGATCCAGTTCTATGAAGGTACAGACGTCATCAACTGGCGTTATCGCCTCATTGGTGCGAAGTCGGTTCTCAGCCTTGTAGTTTTGAATGAAGAGTACATCGTCAAGGATGATGGCTTTGAGATCAAGTCAGGCTCAGGCAAGCGCGTACTTCGATTGAACGAGGCAGGGCTGTACGAGATGGAGGAGTGGCGCCCCGTTGATGCTGACAACTACGTTGGCGAGTGGTATAAGTTTGGCGCCACTGTTACGCCTCTCAAGGATGATGGAACGCCTCTCACCTACATCCCGTTCACTTTCGTTGGTAGCCAAAACAATGACTCCAGCGTAGACCGCGCGCCGATGTACGATTTGGCTTGTATCAATCTCGCTCACTATCGGAACAGCGCCGACTACGAAGACAGTGTGTACATGATTGGCCAGCCAACGCCTTACTTCGCAGGCCTAACGCAAGACTGGGTGGACAACGTTCTCAAAGGGACGATCCAACTGGGTTCGCGCGGCGCTGTTCCGCTTCCTGAGGGTGGCAGTGCTGGTCTCATACAAGCCTCTCCCAACAGCATGGTCAAAGAGGCGATGGAGATCAAGCAGCACCAGATGGTATCAATTGGTGCGCAGCTGGTTACAGATCGTCAAGTTCAGCGGACGTTAGGAGAGGCGAAGATGGAGGCTGCTTCTGTAGCTTCCGTACTGTCGAGTTGCGCGCACAACGTCTCCCAAGCCTTCGAGCAGCTTTTGAAGTGGTGCTGTGACTTCTACGGTATCGAGCCTGGCGTTGACGCGATCATCTTCAAGCTCAGCACCGACTTCGCTATTGCTAAGCTCACTACTGAGGAGCGTAGGATGCTAATGGAAGAGTGGATGGGCGGAGCGATCACTTGGGGCGAGTATCGCGGCCAGCTTCGCCAGTCAGGCGTTGCTACGCTCGATGACGAGGAGGCGAAGGATGAGATTGAGGGCGCGGCACAAGACAAGATCGACTTGAACTTGAGTAATGGTATGAACGCTGATGGCTCACCTGTTGTTGAAACGCCTGATGATGAGGATGACCCGGCTCAAGGTGATGACGTGTAATGACTGCTACATCCTCTCGCGACTATGTCACGCGCAACCAAGTCTATTTGGAGCGATTCAAGGCGAACTTGGCGAGCTCCATGGATCCAGCTATCAGAGAGCTTGATGCTGAGATACAGAAGTCTTTGTTATCTCTTCAAGGCGCTCCGAACGCTGGCGCGCTCAGATCTTTTTTGGAGGGTCTCAGGAAGCGCCTCAGCACGATCACAGATAGGAACGAGAAGAGGCTGTTCAAGATTCTGCAGGAACTGTCTGATCACCAATCGACCTTCAACGCATCCGTCTTGCGCGCGGCATCTCCACAAGCAGCAGCTGCAGTCAAGAACCTATCCAGCACCGCTGCTTGGGTAGGAGTCCTAGCAGCGCCTATGCAAGCGACAGGTAAGCTCCTAGAGCCTTTCGTTGCCTCTTGGGGCGCTTCCGCTATAGAGCGCGTTGAGGGCGCCATCCGTATCGGCTACGCGCAAGGCAAGACCAACCAAGAGATCGTTCAAGCTATTCGAGGAACCAAGGCCAACAGCTTCCAAGATGGGATACTTGGAGGCGTCACAAAGCGCGATGCCAGCGCTATGGCTCGCACAGCCGTACAACAGACCGCTTCCGCCGCGCAGCAACTGATGTACGCTCAAAACGAGGACATCATGGACGGCTACATGTGGATTGCTACGCTTGATGGTAGGACTTCTGAAACTTGTATGAGCTTGGACGGTCAGAAGTTCAAAGTTGGTAAAGGCCCATTCCCTCCCATCCACATCAACTGTCGTTCAGCCACCATCCCGATCATCGATGGCGTTGACCTTCTTTCTGGAGCAACCCGCGCGTCGGCAGATGGCCAAGTCTCAGCAAAGCTGACCTACTTTGATTGGTTAAAGGGTCAGCCCGCTTCCTTTCAAGATGACGCGCTCGGGCCTACGCGCGCGAAGCTCTTCCGTAACGGCGGCTTGAGTTCTGCGGACTTCGCGCGTCTCAACTTGAGCAAAAACTTTGAGCCGATGACTCTGGATGAGATGCGTAAGAAAAACCCAGCAGCCTTCAAACGTGCTGGAATTTGATCCGCTGTACTTCTCTCAGCGCAGTTCCTTCGATATACTCCAGCCAACGGCGTGTCGCCGTTCAAAAACAAGGATTTGAAAATGTCACTTAAATCAGTTCTCGCTAGTCTGGAAGGTATTCCAGAAGCTATCCAAGCTCAGTACAAGGAGCATGACGGCAAGTTCCACCTGGACATCGATGGTATCGATGACCATCACGGAGTTGGCGCCCTCAAGCGGGCCAAGGACTATGAGAAGGAAAACGCTCGCAAGGCCAAGGATGAATCCTTGCGGCTGACTTCGGAGCTTGAAGTTGCCCGATCTGAGATTGATGATCTGAAGAAGAGTGGTATTCCAAAGGGCGATGTTGAACGCTTGGAGCAGTCTTATAAGGACAGGCACGCGAAGTCGGACGCCTCCTATCAAGACAAGATCAAGTCGCTGACCTCATCTCTCGAACGGCTTCTGCTTGATGGCCAGGCGATGTCAATGGCTAATGAAGTTGCCGCCAAGACGGAGTACGTGGAGATTTTGCTTCCACATATCCGCAGCCGCCTCAAGATGGAGGCTGGCGAAGGCGATACACACGTTGTGCGAATTGTAGATCGTGATGGCAAGCCTTCCGCATCTACGATTGAAGACTTGAAGAAAGAGTTGCTGGGCAACAAAGCCTTTGCGGCCATTCTGACGGGAAGTAAGGCTGCTGGCGGCGGTGCCGGAGGCGGAAGCGGGAATGGTGGCGGTGCCCCAAAGAAGTTGAATGAAATGAACGACGCTGAGCGCACCAAGTTTGCGAAGGATGACCCGCAAGGCTTCCGCTCCGCTCTCTCTGAGGCTCAGAAGGCATCCGCAAGCAGCTTCTAAGCTGCCCACACCATCCCAAGAGGTATACTGAATGAACACTGAACTCATCGACATTTTCGTGCCGGAAGTTTTCGCTTCCTATCAGGTCAACGATTCGGTTGAGAAGACCGCGTTTGTTGAATCTGGCGTTGTCGCGCTCAATCCTGAGCTCGATGCGCGCGCTAAGGCGGGCGGATTCCTCACCACCGTTCCTTTCTGGAATGACCTCGATGCGAACATCGAGCCCAACTACAGCAACACCGCCTTCAGCGACATCGCCACGCCGCAGAAGATCAACAGCGGTGAGATGACGTCGCGCATCTCCTATCTCAACGAGGGCTTCAGTTCTTCCGATCTGAACAAGGAGCTTGCCGGCAGTGATCCCATGCTGCGTATCTCCAACCGCG